AATCGGCGGAGCGAGGCGAGTTCGACGGGGAGAACAACCCGCTGGATGGCGGAGTTCTGGCCTTGTTGGCAGAGATTCGCCGGTTGACCACGATCCTCTGTCCCAGCGGCGCCGGTTGGAACATGCTGCCGGTGGACACCGCTATTGCCAACGGCGCGATTGACGAAGACGACTGGCGCGAGACGGAGAGCGCCATCGTTTTTTTTACATGCAACTGTGCGCTGGCGAGAAAGGCGGAACGGAAGTCCGTCATGCAAGGCACAGCATCGGTCTTGAAGGGTTCGATCACCTCCTTGGCGCCTATGGAGTTCATCAATTCCTTGCCGACATTGACGAAAACCGATGCTTCCGCAACGAGCCAGGCGTCATCGCTTCCCTCTTGAACGAACTGGCGACGACGCGATTCAACGAATCCCTGTCGCGTTTTGACTTTCCCCATCCGTCAGCCCGCGCGTATCGCGAGCGGTATCTGCACGAGCTTCTGAAGGGTCTGCGTGGTCACTAAATCCGTCATTGAAATCGAAGTCTCGGACGCGCAGTTCAAGGACTTCTTTCAGCTTTTCGAGCAGTACAAGGAAAAGCTGGAGGCGATGCCGGACGACTGGAAAGCCGTCAATGCGGCGAGTACGGAATCGTCAGAAGCACTGGAAGTCACCGCCGCTGCGATCCTGGGATCGATGACGGAGTCGGCGGGCCACGCTTCGGCACTGACAAAGAACCTGCGGGAAGCCGCCGCGGCACAGCGCGAGTTCGGCTCTGCCTCGAATGTCGGATCGAACAATCTAAAGGCGATGGCGAAAGATGCCAAGGCGCTGGGTGAATCGGTTTTCGGCATCGGCAAGTTCCTGTTCAAGCTTGGCGCGATCGGTATTGGATCGGCAGCAGCTGGCCTTTTCGGGATCGATGCGCTGGCGAACAGTGCGGTGGCTAATCAGCGCAGCGGGCGATCCCTGGGCCTGACCACCGGACAGAACCGAGCGTTTGACAACGATCTTTCGCGCAACATTGACCGCAGCACGTTGACCAGCGTCGCTGACGCCCAAAACAGCTATGTCGGCCGCGTCTGGCTGGCCCGTGCAACGGGGATGAGCCAGACCGATGTGCAGCGTACAGATGCCGGATCGTTGTCCGCTCAGCTCGCCCTTAAGGCGCATGACTGGTGGGCCTCCACGCCGGAATCGCAGCATACCGATGCCAACCTCATGGCCACGGGATTTACTCAGTCCGGCATGTCACTGGCTGATGTTCGACGGCAGGGAAACACACCGCGCTCCGAGCTTGAGAAAGCCTATGCAACGTACAAGGCCGATGCGCCCGGACTCAGCCAGAGCAACAGCTCAATCAACGCGCTCTATGACTTCAGTCGCAGTCTGAAGAACGCAGGCGACCACCTAGAGATCGACTTCGCCAACAAGCTTTCCGATCTCAACAAAAATGGTGCGCTATCCAGCTTCATCACGAACCTGGAAAAGGATGCGGAAATCCTGATCAATGGCGTGTTTACCGACGCCAACATGAAGTCGATGCAGGATGGCCTGACCACATTTGCGACGTACTTGGGTTCTCAGGATTTCAAGGATGACGTGAGAGGATTTGTCGATAACCTGAAGAGCCTAGCTAAGGCGATGGGATGGATAGTCGACCGAGCAAATAGCGTCCTTCACCCCCAAGATGCTTCCACGACTGACAAAGTAGAGCGGGTTGCGGATGACGTCTGGGAAAATATGGTGGGAGTGGGGAAAGCTATTTGGAACCCATCCAGAACCATAAAATCGGCGATTGCGGGTAACGTACTCACTGACCCGAATAATCAGGCCTACCTTTCAAATTTGGAAAAGAATCAGGCATTGCAACCGGGCCTGCTTGGAGCTACAGCGCAGGTCGAATCGTCAGGCCGACTGGACCCAGGAACATCAGCTGCAGGCGCACAGGGACTTTTCCAGTTCATGCCAGAAACGGCCGCTGCATTGGGCGTCAACAACGTCTACGACTTCAAGCAGAGTTCCACGGGGGCAGCGAAGCTTTATGCCCAGTTGAGCAAGCGCTACGGAGGAGACGTTCGAAAAGAGATTGCCGCCTACAACTGGAAGCCCGCCGCACTGGATTCGGATATAAAAAAGCACGGTGCGGACTGGGAGCGCTTTGCGCCGACGGAAACGCAGAACCAGATCCAGAAGGTTTTGTCGCTGATGGCATCGAACAAATCCAAGACAACGGTCAATCTCGTCGTGACCAATAAGTCCGGCACCAACGTGGCCGTATCAGCCAACGCGGCGGCGATATGAGCGCCATTCCATCCATTGTGTCGGAAGCCCTTTCATCGGGACTGATTCCCTCTGGCGTGTCGGATTACGACATGTCCTACCAGATATCGCCGATCATTCTGGTGGGCGGGATTGCGGCAAATGCGGCCGGCGGCCAGATGCCGATCATCTCTCTGTTCGGCCAATCCACGGCGATCAATGGCACGGCGTCGCTTCTCGGCGGCCTGGACAATTACCTGGCGCGTTACATCGTCATCCCGGGCGGGACGCTGATATCCAATGCGATCGGGACGTACCCCTTCGCTAATCAACAGGTCGCCGCGAATGCGCTGATTCAGAACCCGCTGAATGTGTCGGTGATGATGATCGCTCCGGTCAGGGATGCGGGCGGCTACAACAGCAAGCTGGCGAACTTCACCTCACTGCAGAACGCGCTTCAGGCCCATAACAACGCGGGTGGAACCTACAACGTCGCCACGCCCGCCTTTATCTATACGAATTGCCTGCTGACGGCGATGCAGGACATCACGTCGGGCGAGACGAAGCAGAAGCAGGTGATATTCCAGTGGGATTTCATACAACCTTTGCTGACGCAGCAAGCAGCCACATCCGCCTATAACGCGCTGTACGCCAAAGTGTCATCGGGACAGCAGATCGGCCCGAATCAACTACCCGGCGTGGGCCCAGCCGGTGGCGTGGCGCAGGGTGCCTCACCGACCAATAGCGTTGGCTCGACCATCACGTACCCGATCAGCCCATGATCATTCCTCTGCAGATCAACACGAACAGCAATCCGCCGTTCTCGGCGCAGATGACGCTGGATGGCGTGAGTTACACCGGCGCAGTGACGTGGAACATCGCGGGGCAGCGCTGGTATCTGACGCTGACTGATCAGAGCGGGTCGGTTCTTTGGTCGGGCGGCCTGATCGGTTCGCCGCTGGATAGTGATACCCCGATGGCGCCGGGCATCTTCAGCACGTCAAAACTGGTTTTTCGCGAAGACACGGGTAATTTTGAGGTCACTCCGTAATGGGGCGTTACTACGATATTGCGATTACGCCAGCTGCAGGTGGTGCGGCTTTCAGGACGTACAGCTCCTATCCCAATGGGCAATACGATCCCGGCGCGCTCAATATCGAGTTCGACATGCCGGTGCTACCGAATGGCACGCCATCGGGCGGTCAAACGCTGACGATCGAAGGTATCTCGCTGCAGGACTTGAACCAGGCGCAGCAGTTCGCCGGCATGAACCTGGTGATGAAGGGCGGCATGATGCCGGGCTTTCCGCTGGTCAATCCCGCGCAGGCCGGCATCCTCGTCAGTGGGCAGATATTCCAGTCGTTTGGCAACTGGATCGGTACCGAGATGACGCTGGACTTTGTCCTGCTGCCGTCGACCTTCACAAACGACAACCCGGGCAACTTTGTTCTGGACTGGAAGCAAGGGACAAGCCTCGCCGATGCGTTGAAGCAAACGCTGTCGGTGGCCTATCCGAACATGCCGGTGACGGTGAATATCAGTCCCAACATCAACGCATCTTCGGACCAGACGCATTTTTGCGGGACTCTGGACGAGATGGCGCAGTTCATCGGTGACTTCACTGAGGACACGTTCAAGAATCGAATCGAAATAGCAATTCAGGCAGGTAAGGTTACCGCTTTCGATAAGACCTACCAGCCAGCGCCGATCCAGCTTAATTTTTTGGATTTCATCGGCCAGCCAACATGGATCGATAGCAACATCATCCAGATCAAGACGGTAATGAGGGCGGATCTTCAGCTCGGGTCAATTGTAACGATGCCGCAAGGCCTGCAGAACGCACCAGGAATCATCACGACCACGGGCGCCTCGCTGCCATCTAGCAACAAGTACAAAAGCACTTTCACGGGTAGCTTCACCGTGACCGAGCTCAGGCACATCGGGAATTTCCGATCATCTGATGCTGGAAGCTGGGCGACCGTATTCAACATGGTGACGAATGGCTGACAACTACGCCAAGCTCTGGCTGCAGAAAAATACCAACCAGCAGGCCATTACGCGAGCTCAGCAGGTGATAAAGAAAACGGGAAGGGCTCTTCCGTGCTCTGTCGTTTCGGTCAATGGATCAATTGTCACGGTAAAGTTTGAAGTTGACGCGGGAAAATTCACGCTTCCACAAATCAAGATACCGATTGCGCAGAGCAAATGGATGCGCATGCCTATTCAGCCCGGCGACAAGGGCATGACGGTTCCGGCTGATGCATCTATCGCTGGCATATCAGGGTTGGGAACAGGCGTTGCTACGCTTACATCGCAAGGGAATCTTTCATCCCTTCAGTTCATTCCATGCGGTAGCTCCGACTATCCATCGGTAAACCAGAACGCGGCCTATATTTCCGGTCCTGAAGGCGCGGTTATCGAGACAGAGGATGGCACGTCAAAAATCGAAGTGAGTACATCAGGCATCACCCTGACTTTCGGCGGAAAAGTCGTCACCCTGAACTCGACCGGTTTCATGATCGACGGCATTCTGTTCGAGACGCATATGCATAGCTTGGTGCAAACCGGATCGTCGGACTCCGGCCCTCCTGTTCCGTAAACATTCGCCATTCACGACCCCGCCTAGCGGGGTTTTTCTTTGGGAGACGTGTCATTCGCACCTATGGAAGAGTGACCAACCCCGATGGCAGCAAGACGTGGGTCGTCATCCAGACCGACGCCAACGGCTACAACGAGAACGTCTATCTGACAACGTTGGCCCAGGTACTGAAATTGAACCTCGGCGAGAGCCCGTTCTATGCCTCGTATGGCATCCCGCAGTACCAGACGATACAGACGCAAGTCATGCCGGACTACTACGCCATGATGACGCAGACCCAGTTTTCACCGTTCTTTGCTGGCCTGACGATCAGCCGCGTGCAGACCTCCGCGGCGCCGCTCTACAACGTCAACGCCGTGACCTTTAGCGGGTCCATTCTCAACGAGACGATAGCCACATGACGCTTCCCTTGATCATGACCAGCACCGGTCCGCTGGCAACGTCTCCCGATGCCCTGCATGACGCGCTGATCACGGGTGTAGCGGCGACCAACCCCGACTACACCGCGAATCTTCCCGGCTCGCTGATCGAGGACATCTCGTCCACGGACGTGGGCGCCCTTGTCACAATGGATCAGGCGCGCGTCGAGGCGGTGAACGATGTCACGCCGTATGGTTGCAATGCCTTCATCCTGAATTTTCTGGGTGCGCAGTTCGGCATTCCCCAGGGCCTCCCATCGAACGCCAGTGTCTTTGTCGTTTTCGCTGGTCCTGCGGGTTACGTTCTCCAGCCTGGCTTCACTGTCGGTGATGGAACGAACCAATATGTCCTGCAAGACGGTGGCGTGATTGAGTCCAACGGACTTTCGCCACAGCTCTTCGCCGTCGCTTCCAACTCTGGCAGCTTCGCCATTCCGGCGAACAGCGTCACCAAGCTCATCACCTCCGTTCCCAGCGCCTATGCGGTCACCGTGAACAACCCGGAGGCTGGCGTAGCGTCAGCCGCCGCAGAGAGCGTGCAGAGCTATCGAGCCCGTGTTCTACAGGCTAGTGTCGTCGGTTCCACAGGCACGCCAGCATACGTCAAGACGCTACTTGAAAAGATCATCGGCGTGCAGCAGCAGCTGGTGTCCATCAACCAGGTCGCAGGCGGATGGCAGATCATCTGCGGCGGCGGCGATGCCTATTCGGTCGCCACAGCGATTCTGCAGGGCGTTCCAGACATCGCCACGCTGCAGGGATCGCAGCTCGCCATCACCGAGATGACGGAAGCCAATCCAGTCGTCATCACGACGAACCTCAATCACGGCTACACCGTCGGCCAGACGGTGGTGGTGTCGGGCGCAACGCCGGCAGGCTTCAATGCCTCCTATACGGTGGCGTCGGTCACGCCGACCACGATCACGACGACGACGAACGGGTCAGCCTTTGGCACTTATACGTCGGGCGCCAAGCTGACGCCGAACCCGCGTAACGTGTCGGCTACCGTTTTCCAGAACCCAGACAGCTATACGATTCCTTTCGTCAATCCGCTACAACAGACGGTGACGATCGATGTGACGTGGAACACCACGCTGCCCAGCTTTACGGCCGGACTGTCGGTCAATCAGCTGGCCGCTCCCGCGCTTCAGTCCTACATCAACGGCGTGTTCGTCGGTCAGCCGATCAACCTCTTGGAAGCGACGGCCGTCTTTCAGCAGGCTGTGGCCTCGATCATTTCCGCACCGAACATCACCACGTTGATTTTCACCGTAACGATCAATGGCGTGGTGGCGACGCCCACGGCCGGTACCAGCATCATCGCCTCCGATCCGGAATCCTACTTCTTCTGTTCCGCCGCTGGCGTGACGGTCGCGCAGGGCTGACATGGCACAGATCGAGTCCTTCGCCACGGTGCCTCTGCAAGCGCCGATCAACAGCTATTTGTATCTTGAGTATTCCGACGATGAGGATTTGCAGGCCTTCGTCGCATCGCAAAACGCGCTGGCGCAGTCCTATTTGACCTGGTTCAACCAGACGCCACTGGCGCTCTACACGGCGCCAGCTGTCAGTGGTCCGCTGCTCGACTGGACGGCACAGGGCATCTACGATATCAGCCGGCCGGTGCTTTCCACGGAAGCTTCAACGGTCATCGCCGGCTATGACTCCGCGGCCTACAACACGATTGCGTACGACGCTGCCAGTTATCTCAGCAGCGGTTCGGCTATCACGGCCAACGACGACATCTACAAGCGCGTGATGACGTGGAACATGTATCGCGGAGACGGTCAGTATTTCACGATGGGATGGATGAAAAATAGGATCAATCGTTTTTTGAATGGACCCAATGGGACGGATTACACCGTTCAAGAAAATCCGCCATCGATCACTGTCTCAGGGACCGTTTTTACCGTCACCGCCTATGCCGGGGACATCTACACCGCCCTGCAACTGGCGTATGCCAACGGCTATTTGTCGTTTCCCTTTCAGTACACGATGTCGTTCCTCGCCCTCGTCTTTCTCAACGATGGCGGCGTGCTTCAGATGACATCGGTATCGGACTACCCGCTGTCCGATTACGGGTTGGCTGCGGGTGCTGTTTGGTACAACGGCGGAACGGTCGCCGTCGTACCTGGCGTCACACCGAATCCGTCTGCCCCGCCTGTCTATTTTGCTGGACTCACCGCACCCGGCTTGCTTTCGCTAGGCGGCGGAAATCTTCCATTCAACGACCCAGCCAATAACGGGCAGCTGTGGAACAACGCCGGCCTCATCTGTATTTCCGCAGGGTAAACCATGACACTTTTCGTCTTCGCCAATAACGTCAATACGCAACTTGCCGGATCAATTTCGAGTTCAGCGACCAGCCTGACGCTTTCGAGTGCTTTTGGGCTTCCCGCATCCATACCGTCCGGGTATTGCATCGCCATCACGCTAAACGATTCGGCGACACAGCAGAACTTCGAGATCGTGTATGCCACGGCTATTTCAGGATCAACCCTTTCGGGCTTATTGCGAGGGCAAGAGGGGACGCATGCACTGGCTTGGAATGTCGGTGACTTCGCCTTCAGCGCTCCGACGGCTGGGCAGATGAAAAATGCGACTCAGCTTCCGCAGTTTGCTTCTTTATTGGCTGGGTCTGGATGGAAAAAGTATCCCGATCCAAATAGCCCTACGGGTTTTTTTATCGAGCAATGGGGTGAGACTGGAGTCGCTGGTAATGGCGCTATAACAA